AAACAATAACACCCTAACCACCCCAACCTGCAATAGTAATAATTATGGTATTTATTTATCCAGCAGTTCAAACAATAACACCCTAACCACCCCAACCTGTAACAGTAATACTAACGGTATTCGTTTATACAGCAGTTCAAACAACATTGCAAACAAGTATTCAGGAACAGGAAACTCAACAGATGTTTATGTATCTCCTGCACAACACTATGGAGAATACCCCTGTCTAAAATGTCAGCACTTCAAAACAGCGGGAGTAAATAAATGTTTCTATGAATACGGAGTAACAGAGAGAGATACAGCCAACGCCAGAAGCGGTGAGTGTCTAAAATACACTCCGACATCAGCAGTTTATTATATTAGTCAATCGTTCTTTTTCAAAGCCGATAGTGGCGTATCTCAAACCTTATCTGCTTACATAAAAGACGATGCTTCTTTTAATGGTGATGTACAAGCGGCAATTTACTTTATGGGAGAAAAAATCACAGGTTGGACAGAGTGGACACCAACAACTTCCTATGAACAGAAAAGTATTGTGGCGTCTTCTGGGAGTATAACAGAGGACGGAGTGTTAGAATTAAGAATTAAAGTAAGGGGAACTGCTGGTAATGTCTATGTTGATGATATTTCAGCAAGTTAAAAAACTATGGTTGGAAGCCTCAAATATTGGAATAACGGAGAACCTACCCTTCCAGACGAAGGGTTAGGTAGTCTTAAATATTGGATAAACGGTGAGGCATATGTTGTATTAACTGAAGAAACTGTAGGCACAAATATTAACTCTGATAGAAGTGCCAAGATATCAGGTAAATTAACAGTAACAAGTGAAAGAAGTGCAAAAATATGTGGTGGGCAGACAGTATATTCAAAAGGTGTAGAGGGAACATTACCAGCAGACGATACGCCACTTACACAATACACCGAACAAGAGGTAACTGATGTTGGTACTGATGACAACACTTTTGTTGATTTAGATGCAACCAGCGATGCTTACGCAGTACATCTTTTTAGTGAAAAAAACGATGCCGAAACAGAAGTAGGTTTTAACGTATCAGTAAAAGTAAAGTCAACACTAGCACCTAGTGTGTCACCTGTTTATTTACAGGTTTATAACAGGACTTTAGAAGAATGGGAAACGCTTGATTCTGACGGTGCTACCGATGAGAACACGGAATTTGAATTAAGTGCTTATAAGGGTACTGATTTGTCTGATTATTACGATGTTGATTATGTGGTTAGTTTTAGAGTGTATCAGCGTTCCACAGGAGTACCAATATAATGGCAACAGGATTTAATACACTAATTATAGGCGGTGGTGGTTCTGGCGGAATTGAATTCGGTGGTGGTGGTGGTGCTGGTGGATTAGTTTTCAAAGCTAACTATTCTATAGACGCAGGTACTTATACAGTAACGGTTGGTTCTGGTGGTACGGCTGTAACTGGTAGGAATTACGGTATTACTGGTGGGGACTCGTCATTTAATGGCTTAACAGCCAAAGGTGGTGCAGGTGGTGGACGATTTCAGTCCAATGGTCAAGACGGTGGTTCTGGTTCTGGTGGTGGTGGTAGAAGTAGTGCTACGGGTGGAAGTGAAATACAGACTTCTCAAGCTGGTGATTCTGGTACTTATGGACACGGCAATGACGGTGGAACAGCTACAGACTACAATACTAATGACGGTGGCGGTGGGGGTGGTGGTGCTGGTGCGGTTGGTGGTGATGCCTACCAAACAAGAGGCGGACACGGTGGTAACGGATTAAATGAAGTTACTATTGGTGAAACAACATATAACTTTGCTGATATTTTTGGCACTACTTACGGTGTAGATTCTGATTCAGACGGTGAAAGGTGGTTTGCTGGTGGTGGTGGCGGTGGTACAGACGCAAGAGTTGTAAGTTCTACTGCTAGTAACGGTGGTAAAGGTGGCGGGGGCGGTGGTGCTTATTACGGTCACGATGACGGATACGATGCTACTGCAAATACTGGTTCTGGTGGTGGTGGTGGTTCTATTTCAGGTGACGTTTCTGGTGTTGGTAGTAATGGTATTGTAATGATTAGTTTTCCGACTGGTTCTATTACGGTTACCGATTCTACTGGTTCTGCTACTAACTTTACGGTTGGGGACAACACTATATATGTTTATACAGGCAACGGAACTTTTGAATTTGAAGATGCAGGTACAGAAACAAACGATAGCAGGGACGCTAAAATAACTGGTAAGCAAAGTACCACAAATAACAGAAGTGCAAAGCTAACAGGTAAAGAAACACTATCAATAGACTACTTTAATGTTGCTTTTGTTAGCCAAGAAAATGATTCACGTGATGCAAAGGTAACAGGTAAGGATAGTGCCAATTCAACAAGAAACGCCAAGATAAGCGGAAAAGTAACCGCCTACAATGCCCGTACAGCCGTTATTACAGGTAAAGAGGTATCTAATGCCGATAGAAATGCACACCTAATTGGTAAAGACACTTCCGATAGTTCACGTAACGCAAAAATAATAGGTAACGCACCTACTAACGATACTAGAAGTGCCAAAATTAGCGGTAAAATTGCCACAGAAAACGACCGCAATGCAAAGATAGTAGGTAAAGACACTTCCAACGATTACAGGGCTTCTAAAGTAACAGGTAAAGACACGTCTAATGACACCAGAAGTGCTAAAACACACGGTAGTGCAACAGCAAATGATTTAAGAAGTGCAAAAATAGTTGGGCGTGACACAAGTGACACAAGTAGGGGTGCAGTAATTACAGGTATTGATACAGGTAACGATTACAGAAACGCCAAAATAATAGGACAAGACACAGCCAACAGTTCAAGGGGTGCAAAATTAACAGGCGAACCCGCAGGTGTTTTAGTTGACGATGACCGAAGTGCCAAAATAACTGGTAAAGCCACAGCCAATTCAGACAGAAATGCCAAAGTAACAGGTGTTGAAACAGCTTACAATAACAGGGAAGCTAAAATAACAGGTAGTTTACCCGCCGATGATTACAGAAATGCAAAGATAAGTGGTATTGCCGCGATAGCGTCTGACAGAGAAGCCAGTGTAATAGGTAAAGACACGGCTTTTGATGATAGGGACGCAAGGGTTGTAGGTAAAGAAACTGCCAACGATAGCAGAGGTGCGAAATTAACGGGTGGCATTGCAGATGTTTCCATCAGAGAAGCAAAGATAACCGGAAGGGACATAGCCAACGACACTCGTGATGCAACCATTACAGGTAAGGAAACGGCTAATTCCGAGAGAAATGCAAAGATAAGCGGAAAAACAACTTCCTACGATGTTCGTACAGCTGTTATCACAGGCGGTTTAGTATCTGATAGTGAAAGAAACGCCCACCTAATAGGCAAAGATACTTCTAATGACAATCGTTTAGCAAAACTAACCGGTGTATTTCAAGCCAATGATTATAGACAAGCAAAGATAACGGGTTGTGACACAAGTGACACAAGTAGAGGTGCGATAATAAGAGGTAGTGAAACCATCAATAGTTATCGTCCAGCAAAGATAGTTGGAGCATCTGGGGCTAACGATACAAGAATTGCAAAAATAGTGGGTAAGGGTAGTTGGTATGTTAGCCAGACATACGATTGGTACAAACGTGATGACAAATCAATAGGAGAAAAACAAAACGAGAAATGGTACAAACATTTAGACGTTTAATATATGAAAGGCAGGTGATATAATTAACATATATGACTAAAAGACAATATGTAACGGAAGACGAAATAGAACAGTTTTCCAACATACAAGTAACTGATGCTAAAGAGGCAGAAGACCAAATGTCCCACGCAGAGGAAATGGTTGACGCCTACGTTGGTTTCCAAGTGAAGCACGTAGACGATGTTTATTCTGGTCTTGCAACATCGGGTGGCAGTAATTATTTAATTGATACGTCAAGTGATTCACCATTAAAGGTGCATTTTGACGACTATTTTACTTATTGTCAGATAGAAATAATTGGCGGTACAGGTAGCGGACAAACCCGTAACATAGTATCGTCAAGTAAATCATCTAACAAAATAACTGTAAGCCCTGATTGGACTACAAATCCAGACAACACATCTTTTTATGTAATCAAGCAACTTGGAAAGTTCCCACGTGATGAGGACGCTTTTTTAAGTGGTGATAGTAAATGGTACAAAACCATACCAGAAGCGGTTACACGTGCAACGTTAGCACAGGTTGAGTACATAATTGAGAAAGGAAACGACTACTTTGCAGGTGCAGTAGACTACGATTCCGAGCAATTAGAGGGATACAGTTATAAAGTTAAAAGCGGTAGAAACCGCTTCATATCCCCAAATGCTCGTAACCTACTAAAAGGCATCTACAATAAAAAGGGTCGTATTGAGCTATAAAACATTTACTTAAACACATAATTAAGGTCTATGGAACTGTAACTCGTAATGAATATAACGAGGAATCTTTTAGTGGTGGAAATGATTATTACGGCAGATTTCAACTAAAAAACAAATTATTTACCAACGAAAAAGGCGAAGACATTATGGCTGACGCACTAATTTATATGGATAAAGAAACCGAAGGGTTGACGGTTGGTACAAAGGTTACCTATGACGGACAGGATTACAGGGTTATTGCGTTAAAAGAAGCGTTGGACGATATTTCAAAAGTTCATCACTATGAGGTGTGGGTGCAAAGGTGGGAAGCATAATGTTGTTTACTGACTTACTAAAACAACTAAATAAAAGGATAGATCCAGCAAAGCAAAAAGCTGAAAAAATGGCTGGAGATGAAATATTGCGTCTATCAAATATAGAAGTGCCTTTTGATAAAGGTACTTTGGCTAACTCTGGTAGGGTAGATACATTTACTGATCACGTTGAGGTTGGTTATCACACAAAATATGCTCACCGATTGCACGAACACCCGGAATACAATTTTAAGAATGGTAGGAAAGGTAAATACTTAGAAGATCCTATAAAAAATAATTTAAGCCGACTAGAAAAGTTGGTTGGAAAAACGCTTAGTGCAGAGGTAATAAGGTGATTATAAACGATATATATACATACATAGGACAGGAAACTAGCTTAACAGCCGGTACTGATTTGTTTAAGTCAAGACAGACGGAAAGTCCCAATAATCAGGTGGTTATTTATGATACAGGAGGATTAGAACCGGACAGATACTTGCCAACAGCAGATCCAACTTTTCAAATATTAGTAAGAAACACAAGTTACTCTGCTGGGCAAAGCATAGTAGATGAAATAGTAGAGGCATTGCACCAAAAAGAAAACATTGAACTTGTAACTGGTGGTACATATTTTTATTACATATTTTTGTTTAATGAACCAGCCCATATAGGACGTGACGATAAAGGTAGGCACGAGTTTAGTATTAATTTTGTTTGTAAGGTAAGGAGATGAGATATATAAACGAAAAACCTTATAGAGAGTTTAGATGTAGTAAGTGTCGTAACTTGTTGGCTATGGAATATATCTATGCGGGGCGATTGGAAATAAAATGTCCTAAATGTAATGAAGTAAATGTAATTAATTTCAAGACGACTAGAAATGAGTTAAAAAAGGTATTAAATTATAATTTGAAAGGTGGTGAAAATAAATGAGTGATATATCTAATGTAAAGATGGGTGTCTGTTCAGTAACATTTGGTAACGTGCCTCTAGGTCATACTAAAGGTGGGGTTACCGTAACTTACGAGCCAGACATTCACGATATAACCGTAGACCAATACGGAAGCACACCAGCAGAAAAAGTATTAATTGGGCAAAAGTTAAGAGCTACAGTACCTTTAGCTGAATCTTCAATAGCTAACTTGGCTATTGCAATACCAGCAGGGAAAAATTCGGCTTCATCTATTAAGATAGGTGGTGACGTTGGTTTAAGGTTATCAGATGCAGCAGAAACACTTGTATTACACCCGGTAGCAAACGATGATGATGACTTGTCGGAAGATGTAGTTATCTATAAGGCAGTAGTAGTAAACAGTATTCAAATACCTTTTAAGGTTGATGAGGAAAGAGTTGTTGAGTTGGAATTTGAAGGAATAATTGACGAAACAAGACTTGATGGCGATATGCTTGGGTTAATAGGTGATTCTAGTGCTTAAAAATAGACATTAGAAACAGGCACAATGTTCGTCTATGATAGTAAAAATTGACAACAAAGAATATAAGATAGAAAAGTTAGCATTGGGTAGATATGCAGAGTTGTTAGAAGCTTTAGATAAGATACCTGCACAAATAGAAGCTATGGGTACTATATCTGAAAAGAATATGATACAAGCACTACCAAAAATGCTAAAAGAAGCATTACCGGAATTAGTAGAAGTTGTATCTTTAGGTTCTGGTATACCAAAGGAAACTATGGAAAAAGAGTTCGGGATAAATGATTTTGCCAAAGTAGTAAAAGCTATTTTTGAGGTAAATGAGTTTAATGAGTTGGGAAAATTGTTGGGGGCGATAAAGAAAGGAGAGAAAGTAGCCCCAACAACAAACAATGGCTTGAAAAAATAATAGCAGAACTTGGTTATATGTATGGTTGGTCACCTAAACAAGTAAAGGAGCAGGTCTACCCTAAAGATGTAGAGGTTTACTTGCGGGTGGGCAGATATAAAAAGTTAGAAGAACAAATGATGAACTTAGTAATAGCTCACAACCCACACACAAAAGAGCCAAAAGCATTGTTTAAAGAACTACAGGCAGAACTAACCAAGTTACGTGGTATAGACAATTCGGAACTTGACCGAGAAGGTCTACAGAGGTTAAAACAGAAAATGTTTATGGATAGAAAGAAATATAAAAAATAATATGACATCTAAAAAGTTAATATCAGAAATGAGGATAGCAAAATGGCAACCGTAATGGGTGACATAGTAGCAATAGTAAAGGCTGATTCAACGCAGTTTAAGAGTGCGATGCGTGAATTAAACGATTCTGTTAGTGATGTTAATAACGGCTTATTAAGCTTAAAAAATGTCGCTATTGTTACTGCAACGGCAGTAGCTACGGGTGTTGCCCTTATAGCAAAAGAATCTATCAAACAGGCTGACTTGTTTGAACAGTCACAGATAGCTTTTTCCACAATGTTAGGTTCGGCAGAAAAAGCCAACCAACTTTTAGCAGACTTAGCAGATTTCGCAAAAAACACACCATTTGGTTTGCAAGACATAGAGCAAAACGCAAAACAGTTGTTAGCAATGGGTTCTAGTTCGGAAGAAGTGTTAAAAGAGTTAAAAATGCTAGGCGATGTATCTGCTGGATTAAGTGTACCTTTGTGGAGACTATCACTTAACTTTGGACAAGTTAGAACACAAGGTAAACTAACGGGTAGAGAATTAAGAGACTTTAATGTAGCAGGTGTACCTCTAATAGATACGTTGGTTGAATTAGGTAATCAAGGTAAACTATCTGCAGGTGCTTTTGAGACGGTAGGTGCCACAAGTAGTAAAACTATTAAAAAGATAGATGATCTGTCATACTCAATAAAAAAACAAAGTAGGCGACTTAAAGAAATGAAAGAAAAGGGTAATGATAGTAGTGCTAGTTACAAAAACCTTGCTTCTGACATAGAAAGAAACAAAAAGAAACTAGAAGAATTAGGTCCGGTTACTTCTGGGTATACCCAAAAGATAGAATATTCAAGAGAAAAAATAATGGAGTTGGTTGAGGAAGGTAAAATAGGTTTTGAAGATGTTAGTAACGCTTTTGGTTTAATGACAGGTGAGGGCGGTAAGTTCTATGACCTAATGACAAAACAATCAGGAACATATAGTGGGCAAGTTGAAAAACTAAAAGAAGAAATAATATTACTACAAAGGGAAATTGGTGAAAAACTATTACCCTATGCAAAAGACTTTCTACAATTTGTGTCCGAAAAAGTAATCCCAACAGTTGAAATATTTGTAGATAAGTTATTAAACCTACGGGAATCATTAAAAAATGTAAAAGAATGGTTTGAAAAGAATTGGGCAGCTGCAGACTATTTGGCGATAATGCTCGGCACTACTTTATTATTTGCGGTTAGCAAATTAGTAATAGGACTTGGGACAGCTCTTGTAGGTGCTATTACTAGTGTTATTAGCTCTTTTGCAGCATTAGGTCTTTTACTTCTTCCGTGGTTTGCTGTAGGTGGTTTAATAGCATTACTATATACTTTCTTTGATTTTATATCAAGGAAAACAACAGGATTTACATTGCTTGAGCAACTTTTAGCAATGTTTGAGTTAATAAAAATAAAATTAAAAGAAGTTGTAGAATGGTTTGACAAAACAATAGATAAGATAAATATATTTAAGAAAAAGTCAGATGAGGTAGGTGGTGGAGGAGGCGGTGGTAGTTGGGGTGGTAAAGCATCTGGCGGACTTGTAGAGGCGGGTAGAAGTTACATAGTTGGTGAATTCGGCAGGGAACTATTTGTACCAAGCCAAAGCGGAAGAATAATACCTAACAACAGCTTGCCTGATAATATAAATAATAAATCAGTAGTACAAAATATAAATGTATATCCGTCTGATGGGCTTGACATTGATACCATAGTAGAAAGGTTGGCATACAAATATAGGACATCACTATGATAAAAACAATACAAATATACAATTTAACAATGGGAACTTTAGAATCAGGTTACATATTCGGTAACTTAACTGGGTTCGGCTTTCCGTCACTAAAAGTAGATATAAAGGAACGAGGAAGCACACACGGGGCTGATTTAGGCGTTAAGTTATATGGCAGACGTGTTATGGGTATTGAGTTGGAAATAATAGGTAAAAACACAACTGACTACGAAACAAAAAGACGAGCGTTAGAATTGGCTTGTGATATTACACGGGGCTTACAAAGGATTTACATTACCACACGTTCAGGTATTGAGGTTATATGTGACGCTATTGTTACAGGTGATTTTGATTTGCCTTACACCAAAGGGCAAATGATATTTAGTTCGGTTAGGTTAGAACTAACCGCACCGTACCCATTTTTTAGTAGTAAGGACCAAAAGAGTTCGCTAATATCTTTATGGTCGGGCGGTGGTTGGGGGTTGCCATTTGAATTACCGTTAGATATGTCTTGCGGTGGTGATGTCATTGCCAACGTAGTTAATAGTGGTAACACCAAATCATACCCTGTTATTACATTATACGGACAACTTGAAGACGCTACCTTAACAAATGAAACAAATGGCGAAACATTTTCAATAGACTATGAAATAGCAGATGCTTCGCAGGTTGTAATAGATACTTTTAATAGGACAATTATATTAAATGGCACTACTAATTTAAGGCAGTATTTTAGTGGTGACTGGTTGTCTTTGGATCCCGGAGGCAATGGTATTAAGTTAACTGCTACCACGTATGGTTACAACGCTTTGGTGTTACTAACCTACAGAGATAGTTATTTAGGTTTATGATGTTCAGATGTGTAGTTAAAAACAGTGACAACTCACTAATATGGGAATTGCCTTTTACCCGTTTTAATATTGTGCAGGAACTTAACAAAGGCGAATCATTAAGCATTACTTTTGAAAGTACAGCCATTAAACCTATTGCAGAAGCACACGATATTACCATTGAATACATTTTTAGTGCCAGTTATAGGGAAATAGAAATATATGATGAAGATAACAATAAAATATATGCGGGGTATATTTCAGAACTACAATTCAATTCTGGTGTTGGTGAGTTAGGTAAAATATCCGTACAAAGTAAGGGGTTTTTTAGCTTATTGGAAAAACGATACACTGATGACAGTCTTTCCTATACGTCAACCGACAGTTCTGACATAGCTTGGGGTTTAATTAATTTTACTCAAAATAATGGTTCATATGGTAATTTAGGTATTACACGTGGTGCAGATCCAACTACTAAAAACAGGGACAGAACTGATTTAAGATATAAAAACATAGCTGAAGTTATTAAAAAAATGTCATCTAACGAAGTAAAGGACGGATACGATTTTGACGTTGATACCTTGAAACGATTTAATATTTACTACCCCAAAGGTAGTGTAAGAAACATTTATTTGGAAGAAGACTTTAACATTAATACCTACCAGATAAGCAAAACATTTATTGATGGTATGGTCAATCAGGTTACTGTTATTGGTAGTGGGGCTGACGAAGAAAATCAATTAGTTGTCACGCGTGACGCAAGTGATACATATAAGGAAGCGTTCTTTTTATTGCAAGACGTATTAAATGAATCAGATGTCAGCGTACAGACAACTTTAGAAGATAAGGGCGATAAGCATTTAGAAATATACCAAGCACCGCGTCTGACTATTTATTTGACTTGCAGGTATGATGAACCCGACTTTAATAATTATGATGTAGGTGATTGGTTAAATGTCGTTATACCGTCTTACGATATAAATGATAGTTATAGAGTTAACAGGCGTACTTGTGACGAAACAGGCGAGGTAGGTATAACATTTAGGGAATACTAATGGAAGACTATAATATAATTGAAAAAATAAAGAAAATGGAACAGGACATTAAGAACCTACAAACAAGGGGATTAATTGTTAATCTTACCATACCAGACGAGGGAACTTTTCGTGTGCCTACTGGTGCAAGTAATCCAGCAAGTGGTGAAGATGGGCAGTTGTTTTACAATACCACCACAGATAAGTTAATGGTAAGGGCTAATGGTTCGTGGGTGGCTGTTCATTAAATAGTAATTAATTGGTATAATTAAAGAAAGGAAAATAATATGATACAAACAACACGTACAGGTGGAACAGAACACCCAGAAGAAATGCTGGATTTTCTGATGACACACATAATAGACCAAAGCGGTGTTAAAAGCATTGCTGCAGGTGGTGATTTTTATGTAGAAGCACAGAGTACACCAAATATGACTGTTAAGGTTAATTTGGGCTATGCTTTTATTAAAAACTCAGATGGTTCAAAAGTGTTTCCAGTTAGAATGTACGGCAGTACGGAAAACGTAACCATAACTACAAATGCTTCTGGTAATAGTAGAATTGACGCAGTAGTTCTACTAATTGATACTGCCGAAACACCAAACGCGACAGTTACTAATGTAGCTAAATTGGGTGTGGTAGCAGGTACTCCAAGTGCCTCACCAACAGCACCAAGCGATAGTGAAATATCAGCATTAATAGGTGCGAGTAACCCGTTTTTAAGGTTGGCTAATGTTGCAGTAGGTTCGGGCGTGTCAGAAATAACTAACGCCAATATAACCGACACAAGAGTTAGAGCCATTAACATTAAAAGGAGTAGCGTCTATACCACAGTGCCAGACAGTTCTACTATTACATTTGATGTTGAAGACAGGGCTATGCAGGTTACTTTAGGTGGCAATAGAACTCTAAAATTAAAAAACTACCAAGTAGGTGATGAGTTCGTTATTAAATTAATCCAAGACACTAATGGTTCAAGAACTGTTACTTGGTGGTCTAATATTGACTGGGATAACGACGTAGTACCTACGTTAACACCTACAGGAAACAAAGCAGATGTATTCGGGTTTAAGATAAAGTCTGATGGTAGATACGAAGGTTATATAGTTGGTCAGGGAATGGCATTATCGTGACATATTTAGTATTTCACTTAGTTGGATATAGCAGAGCGGACGAATTAGGTAACTTGCAGGACAAAGTAGTAATTAGGTTAATTGATACTACCTACGAAAGTGCTTTAGAAAGGGCTAAAAAGATAATTGATAAGCCTTTTTGGTTGTTGGCTGAATGCGTAGAGTATCAGAAAGAGAAGTAATGTCAAACATACCAAATGGGGTTATTTTTATTTGGACAGGCACACATACTTCTATACCTGCTGGTTGGGAAAGAGTTACTGCTTTAGATGGTAAATATCCTAAAGGTGCTGCAAGTGGAGTTGATCCAAATGTTACTGGCGGTTCTTCTACTCATCAACATACAGGAACTACACACTCACATACAGATAGCCATACACATACTATATCTTTTGGTACATGTAATGTTATATATAATACTGGTTCTACTGCTGCTAATTGTATAGATGCACATACACATCCAGACTTAACATCTGGTGCGGTTGTTGGCGGTGGTTTGTCAGAAGTGGCTTGTACTTATTCGGCGGTCTCAAATGACCCACCTTATTACGAAGTTATTTTTATTACTCCTATTTCAGGACAGTCTGGTATTCCTGATAAGGCGGTTTATTTATATGATAAAACCGACTCAAAGTCAGGACATTATGTTTGTGATGGAAATAACTCAACTCCTAATTTAGCAAATAAATACTTAAAAGGTGCTGCTACAGGAGCTAATGCTGGAAGTACAGGTGGTTCAACTACTAATATTCATACACTTACTCATACACATATAGTTAATTCTCATACTCACGTTGCTGCAACATCTCAAGTAGGTTCTGGTACAAGAAGGTTAGATGGCAGCTCTGGTGATTTTGGTTATGCTGTATGGAATCATACACATACTATAACAATAAGTGGAGATACAACGTCTACATTAACAGGAACACAATCTTTAACTACAACTGAAACAGTAGAACCAGCATATACAAAACTCTTAACAGTACAAAATCGTACAGGACACGGAGATGCAAGAATAGGAATGATAGGTATGTGGCTTGGAACTTTAACAAGTATCCCATCTAACTACGAACTTACATCAACAAATATGAAAGGAAGACATTTGAAATTAACTGCTACTTCAAGTGAAATAGGAAGTACAGGTGGTTCAAATACACATACACACGCTTCACAAAATCATACACATACAGCAAGTGGAACACACACTCATAATGCACCAACATCTATAAATCATGAAGCCGCTGAATATAGAAATGATGATTCAGCAAAAGGTACTACAAAGCAAAGTGTACACTCATTGACAATATCTTCTTCTACATCAGTATATTCAAATGCAGCAACTTCGGCATCTTCATCAAACAATGAACCAGAATATAGAACAGTAGCGTTTATAAAATTAAAATCACTACAACACAGTAGTTTTATGTTTATATGAGTAAAGAAAATAGTAAAGAAAATCTGGCAACTGACATAGCGGTAATAAAAAACGAAATAAAGAATATAAGTGCTACGATTTCCAAGTTAGAAAAGGCTACTGATACTTATTGTAAAAAGTTAGACGAGGTAGAAAAT